AAGGTCTGGATGGACTGCGACATGGAAATCTCGTCGTAGCCCAGCACGCCGGCTCCCATCAGGCCGCTCTTAAACTGGCTGCTGATGGTGGCAGTCGGGTTAAAGAGACCCTTCATGCCTTCCACCAGGCCAGCGTTCGCCGCCGGGTTGACAGTGGCGTAGCGGTCGCTCATCACGGCAGCCGACTCGTTCAGCTTCTGCTGGCCCTGAAGCAGGACAAGCGAAGTGGCCGGGGTGGTGCCGGGAGTGCCTACAGACGAAAAGATCGACTTGTAGGAATTGGCTACGTCAGCGTCAATGCTGGAGGCCAACTGGCTGATACGCGGCTTCAGCACGCGATCCGCGAAGTCGTCCAACTGCATGGTCAACTCGGCAGACGTGAAGTTGATGCCGATGTGCTTCTGGCTGGACACGGTGAGCGTGGTGAACTGCTCGTTGTCGTCCTGCACCTGCAGGGCGGCACCGTCAGTCACCAGCGCGCGATCCGGCAAGCGGATACGCAGGGTGGAGCCGATCTTGGCACCTTCAACGGCAAAGCTGTCGTCGTAGGCGCGGTTGACGTTACGAGTCACGACAAGATTGTTTTCCAGGATGGCAAGCGCCTTCCGGGTAATCATGTCAATTGTTAGCAGGCTATTAGCCATGGTAGTTACCTCAAAAAGTTAGCGGATTCTCTGCGACTCCAGCTTTTTGAGCATCCGTTGACGATCCGCTTCAATCCATTCGGACGTTGACATCGACTTGATTGACCTGGGGTCAGTCGTGTCATACGTCCCGCCTGAACTGGCGCGAGGCGTCACCGGAGTGATCGGAGCCGGGGCGCTTGACGATTTACGAACCGGGGGGTCGGCCATCAATTTGGCCTCCACCCGACCTATCTCCTTGGCTTGCAGATAGGCAGGTAAACGGGAAATGCGCTCGGCTTCCTTCGGATTGGTTCCAAGGTAATAGGCTACCTCGGGGCCAATCTCGGACGCTTGAATCGTCTGGGCCATGATCGTCGTGACGGGAAGGTTGCGGTTGTAGACAACTTGTTCAAAGTCGTCGTACTTCACGCGCGCTTCTTCTTCACGCTGATGATAGCCTTCAACAATCTCGGCCTGCTGACGCTCGTATTCACGCTGCTCTAACAGTTCTGCCGCCTTCTTAACCGCCAATGCCTCGGCGTATTCTTCTGGCGTCTTAAACTGGTCGATCGGCGGAACCTCGGTCGGCACGGGCGGGGTCGCCGCTCGCTTGGCCTGTTCACGCTCCCACTTACGCTGCTCTCTAGCGAGCCGCTTGCTGACAATGGCGTCCAGTTCTTCCTGTGAGAAAGTACGGGGTGCCTTATCTTCCGGCGATGCAACAACTTCAGGTTCAGGCGAGGCCGTCTCCACCTGTTCCGGCGCGGGAGTGTCCGCTACTTCAGCAACTACTTCAGTCTCGTCGGTCATGATGACTCCATTGAGCCCCTGGTGAAATGCACCAGTACATCAACGCAGGAAATATACCTGCTTATGAAAAATTAGCAACTAGGGATTGGACTTACGCCATTGGTAGGCGTTCCAAGCCGTCACGCCTGCGTAAAACGCACAGGCTACCCAAATCAGCCAGTGCGGGTACGCGGCCACAAACAGCAGAAAGACGATCGCCTTACTGCCCGCCAGCGCAGGCACTTGACCAAACTTGTTCATCAGCCACTTGACGATCGGGTTGAGTTCCCGACCACCGCGCTGTAAAACAAAGTAAGTCAGCACGCTGTCAGCGGTCATCAGAATGGCAAGCAATACCAGGCTCATAGGGCGTCTCCCGTTACAGGAACCAAATTTAAGCGCCCCAAGGCCACTTGGGGGTCTTGTTCCGTCACATCGCTGTTGGCGAATACGTCGTCGATTTCCTGCTGGGTGACTGCCATACCAGCCGCCACGCACAGGTTAAACAGGGCTACCGGGTCGCCGGGGGTGCTAGCGGTCATCGTCCAGTTGCCGTCCTCGTCCTGTTCCCAAGTCTGGTCGGGCATGAGGGCTGCGAACTCCGGGCTGATAGCGCCTGTGGAGACGTAATGGGTAGCGGGTTCCGTGCCGTCTGCTGACAGACCAGCCAGCCACATATTCTTGCCGCCTTCAGGGGACAGGGTTTCGGCAATGCTACGGGCCAGCGGAGCGTCCGCTGCGGTCACGATCATCGTTCGGAAAGACCATAGGCTCATTAGTAAGCCCTCGTTTTTGAGTTGACGTAAGTTTCAGCACCGCTCAGTTCATCTGCTGTGGGCAGCGCATTGCGGACGATGAGGGAGTACAGGCGTCCGTTGACGAAAGACTGCGAATTGTTTCGAGAGAATAGATAGAGCGGATAATTGCCGTAGTTGCCGGTGCCTTGATCCCCTGTGTTAGATGCAGCCTGAGCGCCGTTCACGCGCAGAAGGCTTTGGTCTGTTGAGATAGCCCCTAATCCAGTTAAAACGGCGGTAGCCGGGGCCGCAAATGTTGTGCCAGTTGCCGCGCTTAAAGCAGTTCCTCCGCTTTGAAAATAGAAATTGGCTACACCAAAGCCAAACGGCGCAGCCATTCTAAAAGACCCAATACTCGCGGTGTTGCTCAGCTCTACCATCATGCCCGTCGTCGCATCACTCTCCTTCGTCACCCCCGCAAACACGCTCATCTCATCGCCGCCGCTGAAGTCAATGCTCGCGGTGGACATGGCGTCATCGGTGGTGGCGTAGAGGTACACGGGGAACTTCGACGGGTTATCGTCGTAGGTCGGTGCGGCCCCTACTGTCGGCGCTGCGGCAATCCGCTGGTACTCGCCGTTGATCGCATCGTGGTCGGCTGCGGTGGTGAGTTGGGCGCCCCAGATGTAGATGCCGCTGTTAAGCGAACCGGGAGGTAAATCATCATCTCCGTTTGATTCAGCCAATACAATTCTTACAGCGTCTGCATTTGAAACATTTGCTTGTACTGAACAGCGATACCAACCATCACCAGCAGAACTAATAGTGGCCGTATATCCAGACGACGCGCTACCTAAAACACCATTCTCCAAATCAAAAAAAGCGCCGTCATACGCTCCCGATACTGCCAAACTTAACCTTGCCCAATTCAATTCTGATTTTTTAAGATAACAAGAAAATACATAATTGCCAGTCAATGCAAGACCAGTTACCTGTGTTCTTACCCTGCCCGGATTATCTGCTGTTGAATACAATTTGTCTGCGGTAGTAGTGCCGTCTGGAGCGTTTGCTACGTTTGAACTGACAGCAGAATCAGCTGCTTTACTCCAATACCCCTGGTCAAACTGCTCAGAGAAAAGTAGCGAGTTGTATCGATTCCGCAGCACGGGCCGTGCGGTGCTGCCGTTCGCTGCGACGGCGTGGTTGCCGGGGATGGCTTTGATGGAAAATGAGGAAATAGAAAAGCCGTCATTTACGGATGTGCTTGCATCTTCCAATCTGATTCTGACTACATCCGTTCCAGTGCCTAAAACGTAAAAGGTATGCGCTCCCGCCCCAAGTAATTGCGCTGACGCGCCCGCGCCATTGATTCGCACCTCAGATGCGCCGGTTATTGAAGCGATTTCAATTTGTACTTTGAACCAAACCCCAGAGGTTAAAGTTACGCCAGAGTTTACGCCCGGTCTAATTTGCGACCCAACGGTATCAGTAAAAACCCAGTCGCTACCGCTTGCCGCCCATGTGCCGGTAAGTACAACCGAATATGTTGAAAGCGCAGGAAGGACTTCTGACCCCAGCACCAGCCCCTGACTTTTATCCAGCATCAGCCCGACAGGCTGCTCGACGGCGGTGACGGGCGTGGTGCCTGCGGTGTCGGTGAAAAGCGTGGTGAAGTCGTCTGGCTGATACCAGACGCCCTTTTCGCTTGAGGCAAACAGACTAGCGGGGTTAAACACAGGCCCGACTTGCATATGGGTGCCGTTGTTAGTGACCATCCCCTGTGCGATAGCGGCCATTAAATTACAACTCCAGTCTTGTCAGCGACCCATGCTTCGGTATTGGTCAGGTCAGTTCCAGTGGTCAACTTGTTACGGACGATCAGGCTGTAGAGTCTGCCGGTGTAGAAGAAACTGGAGTTGTTCCGAGCAAATAGATAGAGCGGATAATTGCCGTAGTTGCCGGTGCCTTGGTCGGATGCAATACTTGATATCTCTACGCCATTAACCCGTGCTTTTAACGTATCCGTAATGATTTTGCACAAATGGGATAGTACGTTTGTAGAAGGCGCGGAATACGGAGTTATTGCCGACCCAGTGGATGCCTGCGCCGTTCCCTTGCTACGAACCTGATAAATGCCCGATTCGGAGTCACCAAAGAACGTACCGTTATTTAGGCCGGAATCAGCTGACAATTCGTAGATCACCCCAGTCGCAGCATCGCTCTCCTTTGTCACCCCAGCAAACACAGACATTTCGTCGCCCACGCTGAAGTCAATCGCAGCCGTACTCATGGAGTCGTCCGTGGTGGCGTACAAATACACCGGGAACTTGGTAAGGTCTGAGTTGTAATCAGTGGCTGCTGCTATACGCTGGTATTCACCATTGATAGCGGTGTTGTCAGCGGCGGTGGTGACTTGAGCGCCCCACAAATACACAAAACTTGCCGCTGCCGGGCGAGTGGTTGCGCCGTCGGCGGTTACCATCGAAAAGGTAGGATAAAGAGTGGTCGTGCCGCTTGCAGTCGCGCCGGTAACGGTACAGCGATACCAACCATTTCCAACGCTGACGATTGAAGAACCGACTACCGAGCCTCCTGAAGCGGTTGTTGTGCTTCCAACGGTTCCGGTGTTTAGGTCAAACCAAGCATTAAAGTGCACAGCGCCAGCCGCACTTGTAAATCCAGCAATGCGAAGCCAGTCTTGATCTCCACGCTTTGCATATACGCTAATCGTATGGTTTGATGCGCCGACAACAGTAATTGCTGAAGCAGAGTTTAGATAATCGGGATTCGCATTATTTTTTGTGTATTTGTACGCTCCACTGCCTCCCAATGGGTCTGTCGTGTCTAGTGTGACAGCAAGCGTACATTCCTGTTGACGCCAGTATGCGTTATCAAGCGCCTCGCTATACTGAAACAGGTTGTACCGATTCCGCAGGATTGGCCTTGCGGCACCGTTGTTGGCAGCGACAGCGTGGTTGCCGGGGAGTTCCTTGACGGAGATTGAGTCAATAGTCGCGGTGGTTGTTGCGCCCAGACCAAAGCCCACATTTGTATTTGCCGAGGTTGGGGAGCCATAGTAAACGTAAGTCCCGGCACCCAAAATAGCTCCAAAGTGTGAGGCCATCCCGAATAATCTTGGCTGTATGTTTCCACTAGAAAAAGAAGAAACTACAATTTCATATCTATACCACTTACCGACAGAAACGGCGGCAGACTGATAAAGCGCTGAAGAAATTGCCGCTGCGGCGGTTAAAACACATTGCCCTCCAGATATGGTAATGCCTGCCGATTTTGTCCACGCCGTATTTGTGTCAAAACTTCCGTTAGTGGTCAACTCACTACCTAGCACCAACCCTTGACTCTTATCTAGGATCAAACCCACTGGCTGCTCGACAGCAGTGACAGGCGTAGTGCCTGCGGTGTCTTGGAACATGGTTGAAAAGTCAGAAGGGTCGTACCAGACACCGATCTCTCCAGCAGAAAACAATGCGGCAGGGCCGAACACAGGGTTGCCTATGCGTAGCCCCCCGCCGAAGTTCACATTGCTAGAGAAGGTCAGTGCCATGATTACTCTACAGGCGGGACGTACTCAGGGATCGGGTAAAACAGAATCTCGTCCTTGCGAGCAGCGGTCAGCAGGCCAGCAGCGACCACATAGTCCATGCCAGCGATCACTTCCACACTGCCCAGCCACACGTAAGGTGCCGCCTTGACCTGGGCGATAAAGTCCTGCACGACCGGGTCGCTGCTAGCGTTGATGTCGGCAAACTCCAGCGGGGTGAAACGGTAGATGAAGTCACTGCTGGTGATCCGATCCACGCCATAGGCCGAACGGTAGGAGTCACACGCCTTGCTCAGAACGTCCTGAAGGTAGGCAGCGGTGTCCATCTCAGCCGCCACAGCAGCGGCCCCTGCACCCGCCAACTGGCGGTATTCAGAGATGGTAACGGTAATTGGGGTAGCCATTATTCGGTCTCCTTAGCGGGCTTGGCCGCTTCCTGCAATTTAGCGAACAACGGGATAGCCGCCTGTGCTGCCTGCAAGCCTCCCGCCTTCACAGCAAGGTCCAGCAGTTGGGCCAGTGCGTTCGCTTCGTCGTTCGTCAGTTCAAGGGTCATGAGGTCTCCGTATTAAAGTGCTTCTGCCGGTACCTTGTAGGCGGTACCAGTCGAGTCATAAAGGACGATGTAGCCCGTGGCAGTCGGTGCGCCAGCGGAGTAGGCAGTGTCGGTGGTCAACTTGCCTTGAATCTCGCAGAACGCACTGTCGTCAGCCAGACGCCCCTGCAAGGTGGTGCTGCTGCGCTTCAGGGCGGGGAAGGAGGAGGTGGTGCCGCCGAAGTTGAGCCTTCCGAAATCATTGGCGTTGTTGTTCCACAGTGTAAGTTGCCCATCCGCCAGAGATGCAATCAACGATCTGCCGTTCCAGATAAAAGATTGATTGGCGGAAATTGTTAGGTTACGCCCACAAATAACACTACCGTTAGCGCCGTTGATTGTGAAAACTGAGCTATCAGTGGCAGTGTGGGTAAAAGTTCCCGCCGTGCTGATCGTCAGCCTCGTCGTCCCATCCGTCTGCAACTCCAGCGCCCTTGCGGTGCCGGTGCCTGCCTTCTCGGTGCCGATCTTGAGGACGTTCGTGTCCCACTTGAGGAACCCACGCTCGTAGTTGGCAATGCCAGCGTCGGTGGTGTTGTAGATGCGGAAGGTCTGGGCGTTAGCACCGTTGCGCTGGGCGAGGGTGTTGGAGGTGTCCTTGGCGAGGGTTAAATCCACTACCGATCCAACAGACGATAAACCCCAAGATATTTGATAATTAGAGGCGAGCCTAACACCCGCCCACGCTTGACCAATAGCGTAATTGCTTGCGTCATCTCTGATGCCCAAAGCTGCAACATAGGCTAATGTCCCATTTAAAGTAAGAAAACCATCCTTACTAACCTTAAACTTACTCGCCCCACCAACTTGCAAGTCCATCAGCAGCGAGCCGCTGGCGCTGCTATCAGTGGGGACGTTGAACTTGATTCCCGTGAACGTGACGCCGCTGTTGTTCCAAGTCTGCGTCAGGTCAAGGGCGGGGGCGTTGGCGGTCAGGGTGCCGCTGTTTACAGTCAGGGCGGAAGTGTTGGCCGCAGGGGTCAACTGAAGGGTACGGTTACCTACAATCGTGCTGTTGGAGACCGAGAACAGGGTGGCAGCAGAGGCGTTGGTGATGGTCAGTCCCGGATTGGAGACATCCGGGTCAACGCTGAAGATGGAGCTGCCACCGACTTGCATATCCAGCAACTTGCTGCCAGAAGCAGAGGCCGTGTTGGTGACATTAAGTTTGACAGTGGTAAACGTCACTCCACCTGCGTTCCAAGTCTGGGTGAGGTCAAGTGCTTGAGCGTCTGCCGTCAAAGTGCCTGAACTTACAACCAAACCATTAGTGTTAGTTTCTGGCTGAATCGTAACGGTGCGGGGGGCCAAATAAGAATCACCCGTTTGCGGAGCCAGGATCTGCGGAGTGCTTTCGTTAAGACTAAGAATTTCCCTTGTAGCCACGGATTTGGCTCCTTAAATCGGGTTAAAAGTGTTGCCGTCAGCATCCAGCACTGAAGCAATGACGGTGAACGAATTGCCGTCGCTGTCTAGCACGGAGTCTGAACAAATGTAAGGATTGCCGTCCGCATCCAGCACGATCCACGGCGGGCCTGGATCAGGCGGGTAAACAGATTCAACGCCCAGCGCCGCAACGGTGCCGAGGCCAATCGCCAAACCATTGCGGATTGGAATTCCAAAGCTCATCGAATGTTAATTGGCTTGCAGTATAAATTACCGCTATCACCCACTTGGATAGCACTTACCCGCCACGGTGCGCCCGTTCCTTCAGGCACCGCAAACGGGATCGGGGTGTTGGCCGGGATCGGCGTGCCGACCGACGTGCTGGCCGTCACGCCCTCGCCCACCACCACGTAAGCGGGGGACGTTGACCAGATCACCACGCCTTGCGGGCCTGCGGGCCACGTAGCGGTCGAGCCTGCGGTGCCGGTGTAGGCAACCGTGCGGGGTGGAAAAACAGCGTCAGCCAGCGGTCTCAAAAGTTCCATGTTCGCACCTTATGCAAGAAAGCGAAGTTTATAAATCGTTGAAAGGAATAGCGAAACGATCTCGTCAATAGAATTCTGCAACGCCGAATCGTCCCGATCACAGACCTTATAACGACTTGCCTCAATCTCTTTCAGCTGCTCCTCCAGAAACTCTACGATGTTGGTAGTTTTCTTGGCAGTCTGCATGACCACCGGGCCAATTAGCCCGTGCCGCCCTTGATAGGCTTCCGCGAACGCGTCCGCCAACTCTATCACACCTTCATAGAACTTCTGCAGCGCCTTGTGCTTGGCGTAACTTTTGGTGTTGAGATGCACGCTATGCGCGACATCTCGGGCCAAGAACAGTCTGCCAATAAAAACTTCACACGTCATAGCGGGGCTTCTCCAGGCATGACCGGCACACCGGCTTGCGGTGCGCCCAGATCAAGCGGCATTGGGGCGGGAGGGGGCATCATCATGTCCTGCGGCAACGCCATCGGCTGTTCAGGCATCTCTGGCAGTTCCGGCCCCATGATGACATCACGCAGCGTTTGCAAAACAATATCTTGTATCTGATCGGGCGTCATCTTTTCAGACACCGCGCTGATGCGCTTGGTTTCAGCGTCGTACTCCTTGATCCGCAGTTCCTGCGCTTCCATGGAGTTGGCGACGTTTTTGAGCATCTGATGCAGTTGATCCATCTCAGCGCCCATGGCCTGAATCTGCTGGTTGGCGGCCTGCAGGGCGGGCGATTCGTCCTCGTCCTCCAGCAGTTTCGGATCAATCGTCTTAGCAAACCGAGTCGCCATCTCCTGCGCCCCCGGCCAGTCCATGTTCTTGATGAACAAGTCGCCTGCCACCGCCCACAGTTGCGGGTTGCCCTGCAGCAACTGAGCCATCGCATCCAAGGCTTCCTGACGCTTAGTCATGTAGCTCGGGCCAGTGGTGACGCACACGTCGTAACGGCCCACGCTCGGGTTGTAGATGCGCTCAATCAGCACGCCCGTCTCGTCCCGAATCTCACGCACTGGTTCGGGTTGCATGGGGTCGATCTTGGCGAGCTTGGTCTCACCATCCACCCCGATGATGCGCGCCACCCGGCGGGTGTCGTAAATTTTCGGAATTAAATCAACAATCTGGCGCGTCGTGTAGCGGATGGCCCGCGCCAAATTGTCTACGTAATGATACGTCCCCGTGTCGCCCTGCCGCTCGCGGGCCAGGATTGCCCGACCCGAGCGTTCGTTAGACACCATGCCCAAACTGGCGTCATATTGGCCGGTCGTGGACTTGATGTCCTCAGAAGCGCCCAATTTAGCCTGAATCAGGCCCGTCTGGGCCATCGGCGGCATGGCTCGCTGGGGCAGCGGCAATACCCCGCCCTGACCGTCCGTCGCGTCTGGATTGACCTCTAAATACGGCCAGTTGGTCGTATTGGCTGTTTTCCACTGGTGTTCGTAGCCTTCAAACTGCCCGCCGTAGCCGATAAACGGCGCTTTGGGGGCCAAGGCCAGCATTTCAGCCTCTTGCGAACACCAATAGTTGTACATCCGCTGCGCGTCCTTGGAATTTCGCACCAAGCCCGACACATACAGACGCCCTTCGACCTCAAATTCGTTGCCAACCACGCGAATGACGGGAATCCACTTGCCCGCCCAATCGCGCTCCTCAAGGATCTCGTAGCCGTTGGTTTTGCACCATTTGACCTGCTGCACGTCCACTTGGCGACTGCGAACAGGCCGTAAACCCATCATTTCCATCTGCTTGGCTTCTGGCGAGCCAGCGTAGGCCGTCACGTCGCCCGGATACAGGTTCAACGTGCGCGATTCCATCTTATAATGGAAGTATTCGGCAATGCGGATAGTCGTCTCACTCATCCATTGCGAGATGGACTGATCGCCCACGCCCTGCGCCATGATGGTAGACACCGGCATGGCATCGGGGAACATCCGCTCGTAATCTTCCTTCAGCACGTCCTCGGTGATGAAACACCATTTGGCGTCCGCCCCGCACGGATCTTGAATCATCGGATCCATGTAGACGCTGAAGCTGTTGCGAATGCGACCGATCTTGATGTCCTGATCGAACGAAGTCTCGTCGCAGTATTCCGTCAGCAGACGGATGTAACCTTCACCGTAGATGACCTGATTGTCGCAAGCGGTGTCGTAGGCCACGTCGGCATCAGAGATGTACTCAATGTGGCGCACGATGCCGTTAAAAATCTCCGCCACCTGCACGTCAGCCTTGTCATCCGCCGGGATGACCTTGCCGCTGGGGCGGTTCTGCCGCTGCTCGTTCGTCACCTGACGGACGTGCTGCGGCAACTTGTTGATCGTCAAGCACGGACGGGCGTTAATCGTCTGGCCCTGCACCGCACCGCGCGTTGCCAGCACGTCGGCAGGCCACTGCCAATTGTTGTCGGGGCTGCCTGCCATGAATCGGAGATCCTCCAACTCATCCTGGCGGCTGTCGCCCAACGCTGCCATGGCGAGCGTCAGGCGGCTCCGCATGGTGGCAAGCATGTCCTCGCGTTTCATCGACCTTTCTTGCCCTGCGCCTTGCGCTTGACCGAATAGGCGATGGCAACGGCCTGTTTAGGCGGCTTTCCGGCCTTGATTTCCGCCTTGACGTTCTTTTTGAACGCCGCTTTGCTGCCTGACTTGGTTAAAGGCACGGTTTTTACCTCTTTTTGGCCGTTTTGGCCGACTGACGGAACGCCTTGGCGGTCGGCGCGCCTTTAGTACCCGGTTTACGCATCGTTTCGCCCGATCCGGCCTTGATGCGCTCTCGCTTGGCGTGAATGTTGGCGTACAGACCCTTTTTTGCTGCCATTACGCTCCCATCCAGCTGCTAGTAATCCGCCCGTTCTGCGACATTCTCAGCACCCGTGGCGGCTCCTTAGCGCGTTTGCCTGCCACCGGGAACGCAAACGTCACCGCCAGCGCGTCTGCCGCGTCGGGCGAGGCCAACCCACGGGCCTTAATGTCCTTTTTGGACTCCAACTGGATCGCGCCGGAGGAGGTGAACAATTGACGGGGTGCAGTCAGGTCGGACTTCATCCGACGATCTGACGGGACGTGCGCCGTTCTCAGCCACTCCCTCATGCTGCCCCACAGTTCCGCCCGCTTGTTGGCGTACATCACAGGGTTCTTGGACTTCCACGCAAAGTTGACCCCGCGCACTTTATACCCTTGCTCATTCAAGCGGTCAAGGATACCGTATCCTAGCCCACCTTCATCAATCACGGTCATGGTCGGCGCGTACTCCTCAATCGCGTCAATGACGCGGCCTACCACCGACATCGTATCCTCGTTATGGTACCGCTTGACCGCCACCAGGTCGCGCCCCTGACGCACCACGATGACCGTCGAGTCCACCCCGCTGCGCGCCGGGTCTACCCCCACGATGATCGGCGCGGTCTCATCCTTATACGCTTCCCGCCGCATGGCCTCATCCACAATAGACGGCGCAATGAACTGGTCGTCGCCCTCGGTCGGAAACTGACCATACACCTCCACCCGCGCCTGCGGGCTGTCCGGGCCGTATTCCTCAATAATCTGCCGGTAAACCGACTTATCCGTGTCCTCTACGTCGCGGGCGTCAATGCTATCGCTAGCCCAAAAGTCCCGTTTGGCGTGAAAACACTCAAAAAAGTACCCCGAGTTACGCCTGGGGTTACTGAACGCGCACCAGAACCGATTGGGCGTGTTTTCCGTAAAGAAACCGCTTGCTACCGCCCAGATGGGGTCAGGAATACCGCTCGCCTCGTCAAAGATAAGCAGCACACCATCAAAATTGTGCAGCCCCGCGTAGCTGTCGGGATTCTCCTCCGACCACAGCCGCCCCTCCACCGCCCAGTAGCGTGTGCCTTTCTTCAGGTCGCGCTCCACTAGCTCCGCCAGCCACTTGGCCGGTGTCACCCGCGTGGCTGACACTTCAAACCAATGGTTGTTGATGGTGAGCGCCAACCATTTTGTAATCTCCGCCCACGTGACCGAGCGCAGCTGCGACTCGGAGTTGGCCGAGATGATGGTCGTCGAGCCGATCCGCGTGGAAAGCATCCATAACGTGATCCAACTGACGAGCGCCGACTTGCCTATGCCGCGACCTGATGCGATCGCAAGGCGCAGCACTTCAAACGCCTCCCTCGGCTGGTTGTCCTTAATATGCTGCGTGATCTGCCTCAATACCTTCCGCTGCCACTTGCGCGGGCCTTTGTAATGCTCCAGCGGGGTGTTCATCTTGCCCCACGGGAAGGCAAACAACACGAACGCCTCCAGGTCGTCTTTGATGCCCGGACTCCATAGCCGAGCCATTAACTCCATCTCGCCATCAGCACTATAGATCGGCGTTTGCATACGTTCTCAACGCCGTCGCCTTGCCGTCCGTCGCCTCGTGCGTCAGCGCCTCCACCTGACGCGCCTCAATGACGCGCCGCTGCGC